CGTTGGAATCGTCAGGATGATCATGAGGAGAAGGTTGGAATTCCTACCATTGAATGGGGGGAAGCAACAAACATAGACCCTGTTACCGGGGCAGTTCGTTGCACAATCAATACCGAGCAAGGAGATTCGGGTGGTCCAGTTTTTGATGCTGACGGTCATTGTATCGGCATCCATCAAGGCCATTTCCGACCTACTCGTGAGAATGTTTTCATTATGTTCTATCCTAATGGTCCGGTTACCTGGTTCGTTCAGGCAGAGCCAAAAAACTAGTGGTCCCTCTGTATAGAGATATGATCGACGTGATTGATGGTGCGTTCGTGATAAAGCAAATCAATAACGGTATACAGGGGGATTATCAGCCTCCGACAAATGTGGAGCTGATTGATCTAGTTCGAGGCGAGGAGAAGGAGAACTTGGGAATCCCGTGGGGATATGCACCAAGTGTCTTTTCGAGGCAGTTGTTAGAGAACGATTTTGCTAAGAATCTCCGCTGCTATGAGTGGTATCCAGATGAAAGGTCGTGGGGCCTCGCAAAGGAATGCTTTCGTATTTTAGTTTCTCCTTTCCTGTATGGCCCGGTGATGTCCGAGGAAGACGCTGCAAAGCGTATGGATCGGTCTACGTCACCTGGCTTTCCCTTGAATCTTAAGTATCGTGATAAGGGTACTTCATGGGATGGGGAGAAGAAAATGATCATGGATATTATTGATCAAGTACGAAAAACTGGTCGTTTTAAGGTTATGTTTGAGTATCGTCCTGGGAAATTTTTTGAGTGGAAGCATATCTATTACTTAGTATCGCCAAAGGGCGAGCTGAGGACAGTTGATAAGCTCCTTGCGATTGATCCCAAGAGGAGAAAGACGCGTACATTTATGTGTGGTGATCTTGTGCTTTATTTGATCACAACCATGTGTTACGGGAACCAGAATGACTCGTTCCTGGAGATGTCCTGTGGTACGGAGTGGTCTGCAGTTGGTATGACTCCGTGGTATGGAGGTTGGAATGTGATGGCACGTCACTTAACCCTGGATTCAAAGGGCGGAGATCCGTTGTTTGTCAGCTTGGATGCTGAACATATGGAAGCTTCTGTCAATGATAATATCCAAACGGTTATTGATGAGAGTGCTAATGGAGCTGTTGTCAAGTCTGAAGAGAAGGATAATGTTGAGGTTACTAACCTCCTGAACTTCATTCATGACAGTGGCACAGCCCTATATATCATAGGTGTGAATGGTTGGTTGTATTTGCGCACATGTGTTAATCCATCTGGAAAACTGTGCACTTCTAAGGACAATACTTTTGCTTTGATGTTGTTGTTTTTGTACATCATTGCAAAATCGAAAACTAATGTCATGGAAGTTCTTACGGCTTACTATGCTAGCCCCGGCAAGATTTTTGGTGATGACTCTCTTTTTCGGCAGGTGGCGTGGTTGACTAATATTGACTATGTAATGCAATCTGCAAAGGAGTTGGGTTTTACACTTAAGCTTGAGTGTCCCGTTGGTCCATTACGGGATGCCAAGTTTCTTAATGCCGGTTTCGAACTCCGAGGTACTGCGTGGTATTTCAAACCAAACTTTGAGAAGATTCGTGCTTCAATCTTCTTCCTCTGGAAAGCGAGGTCGTGGCGTCTTGCCTACGTCAAAGTTTGTGCATACCGGCAGCTAGTTTTCCCGTTCAAGGAATACCGCCGTGAGGCCGATCGCATGCTGAAGTATATTCTCGACAATCATGATAATGATATGCGGAATGAAACAGTTATGGATGATCGGATAACATATGCGGGTGCTCGTGGTTCGCTGATGTCAGATCGCGATAATGAGTTTCTTTGTACGGGTTATGAATCAGGAGGCCCACGTTCGGAGGTTAATTATCCTCTGGAAGTGCGTTTCCTGACAGTTGCTGAGTATGGAAGGTTTAAGCTCTATGATCAGCCTGCAGGTGATCTGAGCCTAATCCCAGAATTTGTTGGCTTTCAGTCTTAAATGTTAACTGCCGCAAATATTCTTGGAGAACCTTCTTCAAGTCTTTCATGTTAAGTGTATTATAATGCCTGTTGTTGTATTTGCACGTTTGTTTGAAATTGTCTTGCGCTTCCTTGATTGGTTGACTGTTGATAATTCCTTAACTCTGCTTGAGGTCGTGTTTTACCTACTGTCCATTGTTTACTTGTTGATTCAGTTTGTTTTGTTGTTTACTAAACCTTACTCATCATCCTAACATGTCTGGAGTTCAGAGGGGTCAGAGGGTCCTGGATAAGATAGGAGCCCGTCTGGGGATCACAGAAGCCGGTAAGCAGTGGCTTATCTCTGCGGTTGATCCTTTTCATGATACCCCTTTGCAAGTCACTGGATTTCCTGATGTCAATGAGGCATCTAGTGTCGTGCAAGTCGTTCGATTGTCTTCTACAATCTCCGCTCCTGCGGGGGTTACAGGCAATTGGGACGTTCATATCCATCAGTTTCCGTGGCAGCGTCGCTGTAATGGAGGTGGTGGTCTTTGGTCAAATACCGTTGATGGCAATCAGTCTACCGGATTTGGGATATTTTGTCTTGGTTCGAGTGTAACCACTCCCACTGAGGTGGCTTCTTCCACTTGCCGTTATGGCGGTTTGGCTTATGATGCTGTTGCTGCTGGTAATCCTACCTTCACTTACAACAGCACCACATCGAATGTCCCTTTCGACACTCAACTTCAGCCCTATCTGGTTGGAGAATATCGCATCATTTCAATGGGCTTTGAGGTAGTTAATACCACTTCTGAGCTCAATATCCAAGGTTTAACGACAGTCTATCGTCAGCCATGCGGAGCCCTTGATTCGGCCAAGACAGTCTTGGTCACGTCGGGTTCTGTTGTGTCTGGCTCAACTACTGCTCTTAATTCTGGATATCCTGCAATAATCTCCACTCAGAATCCTCCTGCTAATACAGCTGAAGCTCTCCTCTTGGATGGTAGCAAGCAGTGGAAAGCTAAAGATGGATGCTATGTTGTGCCTACGTATAATTCTTCAGAGAACCCCGCAGGTTACAATCCAGTGTCTGTTATTTCAGAGCTATCACAGTCTGATCCCACCCAACCTACTCTCCCATGGCAGTTTCTCATTCCTGGTGGAGTTAATAATGCCGCTTTTCAGACGATTGTTATTCCTGTAAGTGGTGCCACCTATGTTGTGGGTAATATACCTACGGGAGCTCTTCAGTTCCAACCCTTCAACCATTCCGGTGCGTATTTTTCTGGATTGAGTAATACTACTACTCTCCAGCTCAATGCAGTCTATTATATTGAGAAGTTTCCTTCGCAGCAAGATAGTGCTTTGGTAGTCTTGGCTCGAACTTCTCCTCGTTTGGACTGTGTTGCCCTTGATCTCTATTCAGAGATTATAAGGGAAATGCCTGTCGGTGTTCCTCAGTCGGAGAATGGATTTGGAGATTGGTTTGCTGATGCTGTATCTTCAGCAGCAGATTTCGTGTCGCCTGTGCTAAGTGCAATACCCCTGCCGATGTCTCAGACATTATCCGGAATGGTTAAAACCGCCGGTAATATGGCTAAGACAATAGCAGGGAAGAAGGAAGCAGTAGGGCAGATGTACTCGGCTACAGCGAGTAATGTTTCTGCCCCTTCTAAGCCAAAGTCAGTGATGGCTGTGGTGGCTACGAAAAAGAAAGTCCAGAAGACGAAAAAGAAGAAGTAAAATTCTCATTTCGGATTACTGGCGAAAATCCACGGATGGTGGTCCTAGTACGTCCAAGAGGTTTTAAAGCCTTGCGGGTCTGGAAAAGATCTTATCGTGGTCGGTTGCATGTGTGTGCGGTTAGAGGGAGTTTTTACCCTTGAAGTCGATTGCATGTGTTCTGTTCTAGTATTGTTGTGTTTTAAAATATCACTGGGTTACCTCTGTGATAAATAATGACTGTTTACTAGTCTGTTTGACTGTTAAGTCCAATTTTCAACGTTTGCACTCGTTGGTTTTGGCATTGGAGATGTGGTGGGGTAAACCGAAAGGAACCCGCGCTATGGTAGTGTTTCGACATTATACCTTGTCAGCGTTTTTGCACCTCATTTTCATGGAAGTAGGAGAGTAG